GCGGCGGAATAAGCCTTTAATTGACCTGCTGCGTAACCGCTGGCTCCGACAATATCGTAACCGAGCCTACGGAGAGTAAGCTGGTTGTACATCTTCTTGGCGTCTGGAGATAAACCATCCGCGCCCTGTGTGACATTATCACGCAACTGCTGAATGTGAGAGTCTAGGTTCTGCTGCGGTACGTTGCCTTGCTGTAACTTGAAATTATTATCGAGCTTGCCATTCTGGACTAGAACATCAGTGGCTTTCGTATTTGCATCGTTCTCATTCTGAAGCTGCTGCATCGCATTCGCACGAGAGAACAGTTCATTGCCGACCTGATTGCTGGTCTCGCCAAGATGGCTGATGGCCTGCCCGATACCGACACCAAACGCAGCCGGAGTAGCACCGGACTCCTGCGGAATGTTTGCAGGAGCAGTATCAGGAACGCCCGTGTAGGGTATTTTAGGCATTAATTGAACAACCCTGATTTGCTTGCCTGCATCCACTTGTCGCTGACGCTGCCGACACCGCTGAGAAGAGAACTGGCCATGCTGTAGTCGCCAGCCGTCTGTGCGTTCTGTGCCGATGAGGTATCCATCGAAGCCTGTGTCTCGAAGTTGTAGGCTCGCCTTGCAGCATCGGAACGAATATTGGACTCGTCAAACTGGCCGAGCGATTCCGCACTATCAGAGACTGACTTGTTGGTGCCTGAGCCAATGGCGACGTTGCCAGCGCCCTGCTGCGACAAGATGCCGCCAAGCGTGGCCTTGGTCTTCAGCCCTTGGCGTTGTGCGTTGACTTCGCCTAGTTGCGTTTCATACGAGGCATTCTGCTTTGCTACATTGGCCTGGTAGTTGTACATATTGGAGGCAGCCTGAGCCTGATACTGCGCCCCCGACACTCCAACCACAGTCCCGATAAGACTGGAGGCAATACCGGCTATACCAGCAATCATCGGCATGTTATTTCGCCCTTATCTGGAACGGCAGGTTGCGTCCCTCTGGTTGGCCGAACTCGGCACCGAGCCATTTCAGCCACCGTTTGTTATCCGGTTCGTCAAGACAGTGATAACCGACAATCAATGGATAGACCGCAAGCATCTCCTCAACGGCCCGCTGCGAATGGCGGACGAAAGCAAAGAGATTTTCCTTGAGGTCTATTGTACCGAGGAACCAAAGGTAGGCTTTATTCGATAGCATCGATGATGGGATCAAGCCCCAGACGCATTTCAATTCATCGCCAGTCATGCCGACCCAACAATTAGAACTCATCTTGTAGGACGTAAACAGGTTGTTCTCAGCCTCCGGGTTCTTAGCCATCGGGCTTCGAGCCAAGATCATTCTCAAGTCGTCTGTCTTGGCGGCTCTGATGCTCACCATCATCGCGTATCCCCAATGGTTATTTCAGGGATCACACCAAGAACTGTCGCTGGCAATGGATCGGTGAGTTGCAGACAAATCTGGCCGGGAACGTCCCACAGCGGGTCCATGACGATACGTTCGTCGCCGGTCAGCAGCGGGACCGACTGGCCTAGAACCGTAGCCCGGTTGAGTTGCTTGATCGGAACCAGGGTGTCGAAGGTACGCCCAGCCGATAGCCCACGGGTTTCCACGGCACGCACGGTCAGGGCATTGATCTTCTTGCGCTTGCCTTGAACGGTTGGTTCTCCGACATCGAGATACATCGTCTTTAGCTGTGCCGTAAACCCAAGTCCGACTGTGACCTTGCTCGCGGCGTTGACCAGAGCTATCTGGCCATTCGCAACCACTTGCGGCTCAACCACACCACCATCGGCCAGAATAGATACGGTCTGTCCTTCCAGATAGTCCAACCCGTAGAAGGTCGTGAACTGCGGAGTGATAGACCAGTTGCCTTGGGTAGCTGGGACCGGAGTATTGTCTGGATCGTTTGGCAAGGTAATTGTGGGTGGTTGGGTCCAGGTGCCTACCAGTGAGGTAGGCGAGGCGTCCTGAGTTATCGTAGCAATACCGCCATCCATACGCAGGATTTGCCCTACGTTGCCACCGGAGAAGACGTTGGCCGTGGCATTGAATGTAACGGTACCAGCGCTGCTCGAAGCAGTAAGATCAGCAGCCGGATAGGTAAGGGCCGATTGCGCTCCACAATCAACGCAAAACGCATCCTCGGCACCGTAGGTAAACATCCGGTCTGAGAAGCGTTCGATCATCTGTATCCAGAGGCCGCCGATAAAGCGTTTGACAACGGTATAGATCGCGTCAACCTGACCTTCACGGATGGAGCAAATGGACTGATAAAGCCCCAGGGTGTCGTGTTGAGCCCATCCGTAGATTTCCTGCTCCTTGACGTAAGTCAGGGAAAGCAGAATGCCGTCATCACGCACGGCCCAGATGATCTTGAACGGCTCCTCGGCATAGGCCCATTGGGTAATTTGATGGCCATAGAACAGGTGATTTGACAGGACTGAAATATCAGCCCCGGTATAGATATTGGCGTAGATGTTGTAGGACAGATCTCTGACAATTGCGCCCTTGGCCTGCACATAGACAATATCGTAGTTGACCACGACCGGAGGCACGTCGCTGGCCCCGTTATAGGCTTGTGGATTGGCCGTGACGTTCTCCGGGGTGACCGCAGAGAATGAAGCAATACCACCACCGCCACCAGACAACTGCCATGCGCCCTGGGTCGTGAGCAAGATCAAGCCACCAGGCATTGGCAACATGGCCTTGATAGCGTTAAGCTGAAGCGAAACGACAGTGCCAACGATGGCATCCGAAGCTACAATCGGATCGGAGATATTGAAGTTCTGATAGAGCCCCGGCTGCGTAGCCCAGAAGGTTGTCGGATAGGCATTCGATCCGGCAAACCACTGGCGCTGCTGAAAGAAGCAGGAGCATCCTGGATAAAGCCCGGTTGAAATGCCAACGGTCATGGTTCCGGCAGCGCCCGTTCCACCGCCGGAGTCCGCAAACACTACGGTATCGGTAGACTTATAATTCTGCCCAGCATTGTTGATAATGACGGCGTTGGGAACACCGGATGAATTGACCACGACCGTTCCGCTAAAGCCGGTTCCTGTAGCGGAAGTGATCGAGACGGTAGTTGTGGCTTGGACGTAGCTCGCGCCACCCGATGGCGTTACCGTCAATACCTGTCCCGGTGCAAAAGGATCTCGCACCAAAGGCGGTGACTGAGTAAAATCAGGGACAATGTTGGAGTCAACGAACGATGTGCTTTGCGTCGTGCCTATAAAGCCGAAACTAGCCCCTACCGGAATAGCCCCGGAAAATGACAGTTCGGCCTTATAGACGTTGTAGTTGGTAGCCGAGGTTGGCGTGATTGGCGGGGTCCACTTGACCGTAATGGTTCCCGCCGTCACTCCGATGTTCACCGCAGACGCCAGATTGGCCACCGCCGAGATGGTGGATTCCTGCCCGTTTATGTCTACCGCAGTAACTCCATAGGCATAGTTGGCCGTACCTGATGCACTAGCCGCAGCCGAGACACTCGTCGGCGGGCTGATTGTCGTGGCAAAGACGATCTGCGCGAAGACCCAATTGGTCGGACTGGTCGCGGAGATTGTGTATGGCGGATAACTCGGATGCGTCAGCGTCATTGAATTTGAAATTTGGGCAAACTTTAGCAGGGCTAAATCAGCCGCAGCGTATGGCGAGACAATAGTGTAGATCCTCGCGGCGGTTCCTCCCGAAGTGTAGGTCCCGTAGCCAACGCTATTAACAGGAACTCCATTGGCATCATTCAGGGTTAGATTTGTCCCAGAAGAAGCCACCGTGAAATAGCGATCATTCATCGACGGCATTCCACCGACGCCATTAATAAACAACCAGTCGCCTGCGGAATAGGTATTGCCTGGGATCGTTACTTGTACCGGACTGTTATTATTGACCGCAGTAATGGTAGTCGGAGCCTCAAGAACAGGGCCGCCGTCCGTTATAAAACGACAGTATAAATCACCGAACTCGATGGCATAAGTCGATGTTGCTGAGTATTGATAGGGGATCAGGCGAACGGCAGAGGTCGAGTTTTTTGCCTGAACAACAAACCTGCCACCTGGCCTCGATGACGCACCGGAGCGGTAGTCAACAAAGAAGTTCCGCATCCTCGCAGCGCCGGAGTGGTACTTGCCAAGGTCCACGCGAGCGAACAAGCTTGGTGCGAGTTCGCCCGACGAAAAGGAAGATTGAATTACGTTCTCGCTCACAACTTCTCATCTTCTCTAGTACATGCTTAGCATCGGGCCATAATCGAAGTTGATGTTTGGCGTCCATGACATATCGGTGGGGTACTCAACTCCGCGAATACGAATCCAATCCGGGGTGACGTTGTTGATCGTCAAGCCTTCATTGCCATCACCAGCCCGCGCAATGGAGATAAAGGAATTGGCTTCCTGTATCTTCATGTTGGCGAGGGCCTTGTCGCCAGTCAGAGCAATGGTGAGACGCGCCGCAAGAGCAGCCACGATAGCTTGCTGAAACTGCGAGTCCCAGATATTCGGATCGGCCACGCGCTTGAGATAACAGAGCAGCGCATACTCCTGATTGGTCAGGATGATCTTGGTATCAACGCCGCCGTTAGCGGGTAGCCCTGTGGTCTGGTCGATCTGGTCGATAGCTACCTTGAACCTCACCGGAGGTCCGTTCCAGAACGCAGGACTGCCACCAGTAACAGCGGTGGTTATAGGAACACCCGATGCAAACCCCGTTGTGAACTGCGGCACGACCCATAAAGGCCGTAGGCAATCGCTTGGATAGGCATATTCGTAGGCCCACGGTGGTGGTGGCGTTCCCTTTTGCCATGTTGTCGATCCCTGTGAGGGGTTTTCAGGTGTGCCAGGAGCGGAGCAGATCAACGAAAGATTATTGTAGTTGGTCGCACAGTTCCACGGCGCGAGACGCAACAACTCGTCACGCAACGCTTCCAGCAGCAAATTGCATTGGATAGCCTCGTTCGAGTTCTCGCTAAGTGAAGCGATCTGCGAACGGGTGCCAATGGCTGAGAGAGCGCGATTGGCTATGTCTACCTCGGCAACGATAGCGCCCTCCTATTCAATAAATTCCCACGGCGGCTGGATACCTTCAGCTTTATTTTTCTCAGCAGATTTTATTCTACGATCCCAAGTAGTCATACATAATTCGCTCTTATCCTCCGCGCCTGCAATTTGCATTTCTTTGCAACAGACCTGACATTCAAAGACAATAGTCCGAATGGTATCTTTCGTGTCTTCGTGTTTAATTGGCCAAGTACCAATACACTTCATCCATTGATTGCAGCACTCAATTCTAAGTCCATCTAAAGCCTCGGTATTTATGATCTCAAGCCTAGATCGAGTCATACTGCCAACTCCTCTTTAGGTTTTGATTATCCAATTCATCACCATTGTCGGCTGAACGTTGACATGGGCGGCACCTCCAGCATTAGAAGTTGTCCCAACTGTGATGCCAGTTGTTGCCGAGGCGCTTGTCATAGTAAGGCCTCCAGATGAGCCGCCCCCAGAGACAGCGGAGTTCAAAGACCCCGGAGAACCGGCCCCGTTTATGTTGTGTACATGCCCTGGATCAGTAACGGATGAGGTATAGGAGAGGACCGCACTCTCAGAAGCCGTTAGGGTGTGAGATTGAGATCCACCGCTATTACCGAGCGTGTTTGCCCCACCCGTGATTGTTGTACTGGTTAGACGATTGGCTGCAACACCACCCATGTTGTCGAGGCCAGCAATCGCCGTGCCTCGCAAGTCGGGGACGTTGAAGGTGGTTACACCATCACCAACGCCGTAAGCAGTGCTGATTGCTGTGAATAGTGCAGCATAGGTAGCTCGGCTGATGGCCTGCCCGTAGCAGAGTAGATAACCAGTTGGTGCAGACGATCCGGCAAAAGCCTTAAGCGCCCCTGGAGGTTCAGCAGTTATCCCACCAATACCAAGTGCCACCAACGCAGCAGCAGTTGTTGCGGCATTCACAACCGGCTGCATTGCAGTGGAAACAGGGACCGTATTCGGAGTGGCACTCGCGGATATTGGATTGCCACTACTATCGAAGGCAAAGTATTGACTTGCGCGTTGTGCAGCAGAAGGAAGTGCCAGCGGCGTAGGGTCGCTCACTGCAACTGAGATTTGCCTACCAACAAGTTCGGTTACCTGTTGAATTTGCATCAACAAGTTATCAAGCTCTTCCTCGATCACCGTCTGATAGAGGGTTCCTTGATTAGAGAGCGATGTCGTTTGCGTGAGCGGCAACGTCCGCAGGATGGTCAAGATGACATTGATAACCGGAGGGCCGGTAAGCGGATAGTTGATGGTTCCACCGATGCCAGTAGGGTTGGGTGCTACTGGGGCATTGAGAACAACGGAATAAAGATTAGTGGCAACCGTTGTTATATTTCCACTAGCATCGGTGGAGTAGAGAGTCAGATCGCTCGCGGCAACACCGGGGAATGAGAAGGTCCACGCTGTCGTCGCGTTTGACGGTCCCGCAACGTAGGAAATCTTGTTTGCAGTTGTCGAGACTGTCATCGGATAGTTCCTTAGTGCTTACCCTGATCGACAGAGCAACCGTGGTTAGTCCCGTGAAGACCTGGACCTTGCTGCATCTGGCCGCTCGGACCTTTAGGTGGCGAGTAGTCCAGGGGCTTTGCTTGCGTAACGCCACCGGAAGTAGCGCGACCCTTTTCAGGAGTGGCGGATTCACCGCCGAAGCCGGAGAGAATGTCATTCATCTAACAGGCTCCCTCGATGGATCATAAGCAGGCGCGGCTCTGGTCAATGGCGCACTGGGGACGACTCTTGGATCATTAACCGGAGCATTAGCGGCCCTCTGGAGAGCTTCTTCTCTAGCCTTCTTGTTAGCTTCTTCCTGCTTCTTCACCTCGATTTCAGACTCGGCCTTGGCCTTGGCCACAAGAACTGCCTTGCGGCGTTCGATCTCAGCATTACGCGCCGCATTCTTCTTATTCCACTCCTCGCGGCGAACGCGGCCTTCTTCACCAAGAACCTCAAGTTCAGCCAATGCTTCATCTTGCAATGGCTTCAGCTTCGGATGGTCCTTGGTTATGTTAACGATCTGAAGAAGAGCAGAGACCCGCTCTGTAGAAGCCGGATCGGCCCTGTGGACTGGGATAGGGGCCGGTTCTTCGATCTTTGGCTGCACAGGCTGCGGGGCAGGCTGGACAGGCGTAGTATATTCTTCGCTCATTTGTGCTTTCCTTGTGATCCGCTCTGATGAGTGGTGACACCGACCATCGGTGCCTCTAAACCACGGCCTTCATACATGGGAATTTTCTGCATTGTGAAAGTCCCTCTGTCAGCGTGGTTTCCTTTAGCGAGCCCAAGACCTGCCGGATAGGCAGGCGGGACTCCGTGGGAGATGGTCTCGCTCTTGGTCGAGCCACTTCCGCTATGCGTAGCGCGTCCTTGTTTCATGGGGTGTCTTCCTCTGGTTTGGTTAACAGTTTGGTATGATCCCACCGATTAAGTGGGTCATCGGCCATCTTGCGGCGTATCTTATCGAAGGCTCCGCCATCAAGATGAAGCTCGGTAAGCAGTTGGCGATAGCGGTCATCGCAGCGTTCGAGTTCACGGAGATGATGCTTCGGGACCGGATGGCCTAGTTCCTCGTACATATATTTGATGTCGTGGATATCGTGCATGTAGTTCATGAAGCGGCGCATTTTCTCAGGTATCTCTGACTCAGCATCGGCAACAGCAAAGGCCAGCTTCGAGACGAGTTCTCGTATAGTTTTTAGTTCCCGGCCTATGCGGTCGAGTTGTATTTCATTTGAGACAGATTCGTCGCTCATTTATTTGCCTTCTTCAATTACCCGCTCCAGGGCGGCACACGTAGGAAAAGGTGTCGCCAGCCGTAAAGCCGCCGATGGATAGGGCACTGGTTGTGGTGGTTGTCCCCTGCCCGGTGCGCGTGGTCGTCAAGTTTGTCCAGGTGCAGGCAGGATTCGAGATCCATGTGGCTCCGAACACCACGTTGCAAGACGTGGTGCCGCTGCCAACAGTGACAACCCCACCATAATCGCTACCGGCCAGTGACGATCCTGTGCCGCAGGAAGTGAGGTTTGTACCGGTGTCGTGATATCCAACCAAATTTGAGATGTGGGCTTGGCCGCCAGTAACACCTCCAAACACAATCGGACCACCGGTATTACTACCGCTCGCATCAACATCAGAGATCGTGAAATAGTTGTTCCCGGTGCCAAGGCAAACGCCATAGAGGCTGTTTCCCGGAAAGATACCAGCAGCGCCGATTGTGGTGCCAACGATTGAAAAGTGGCTGACGTTGCTCAGAGCGTGAAAACCACAGGCCGAGCCGCTGAATGCTCCGTTGCCCGACATCGCGCCACCGATGATGTGGACGTTATTAACCCCGGTATCATCGATATAAACGCCATCTTGGTGGTTATTGGCAAAGGTGTCGCCGATCAGATCGACTTGCTGAATGCCACATCCAGCCCCACTCGTTATCAGAGCCAAACCTTCACCCTGATTCGTGGTGAGCCAGCTATCGCTAATGCCAAGTTGATAGACACCTAGCGTTGACCCATTACATTGGACCCTGACGCCATCACCATTGTTGGAGTCGAAGAAACTGTGATGGACGTAGAGTGCCTCGACTTCTTGATTATTAGGAATGATATCAAGGCCGTAACCAGCATATTCAGTCTCGATGTGGGAAAGCGTTATGTCACCAGCGGACGTTACCTCGATGCCTCTTGTAAGTTGCGTGCTGGTGCCGCTTCCGGTAATGAATACGTCATCAATGAGTGAACCAGTCGAGCCATTGGTGCCGGTGCCATCGAGTATAATGCCGGTACCGCCAGTGACCGCTGCCGTGCCTTCAATTCTCCCGACATGAATACTGTAGCCGCTGCACGGCTGCGCGCATGTCGAATCCCCAGGGCTTCCCATTGCAGTCAATTGAAGGCCAATGCCAGCACTCCCAACGCTGGTCATGTAGAAGTTTAGCATCGTAAAATAATGGGTGTTGCTACCGTGAACATAAGCGCCGCCGGTGCGCGTAACGGTCGAGTCGAAGCCAAGATGGTCGATTGTTATGCCGGGGTTAGTGATTGATAGTATGTCGCCCGCCGCCGAGGTTGTCCTGATCCGTGAAGCAAATGGACTATTGCCAGAAATGTGGATATTGGCTGGCGGGGCTGTCAGTGTCGTGACGCGACAGATGCCGGGAATGACGATCCACATAGCGCCGGATGCAATGGCTGTATTAATGTTTGTCGTGTCATTAGTACTATTGTCGCACTTGGCACCCCACCATGTGACTGGCGCAGGCGTCATTGGTGAGCAAGTCCACGCGCCAGTTAGACGAACGATGATATATCCGACTGTGTTGCAATAGGCATTGTCAAACCAGGTTGTGGCACTTGTTGGTACTGCCGCACCGCCAGCACCAGGAAATACTGAGACTGAATTAGCTGTGGCTGCCGCCTGCGAGGCACCAAGACCGCCATTGGCGAGAGGAACAAACTGTTCGTTACCAAGGATGCCAGAGTTGTTGTAAAGCAGATAGGTGTTGGTGCCGTTAGCTATCGGCGTTGTGTTGACATTTAACCCTCCTGATAAGATAGACGCTGAAATGGCTTTAGGGGTTGTCGATACCCCAGTAGAATTTCCGCAGACTGTATTAGCCGGGAATACGCCAGTGCATTGCGCCCAAGCCATCGATGGAGCCAACAGCAGAGCGAGAATGAGTAAAGCGCGTTTCATAGCGTAGTCCATCCCTTGATTGGGTCTAACGTAAAGCTGCCGTAGTTATTAGAGATGGTAATACTTGCCAAACCCATGATGTCCTCGCCACCGCTCGCTGGCTGTATAGTAATTGGATACGCTGCGGCATTACCACCAACATCAATGATGGTTATCGGCGTATAAGAAAAACGCCCAGGTAGAACACCAGCCGGAACGCTAGGAGCAATCGCAGTCGGGAGGATGATCGTCACAGCCCCAGCTACATTGACTGTGACAACCGAGGTCCCCACAAGCAGCGTATAAGTACCGGCTACAGTGATAGGAAACAGCACATTGCCGGGAACGTAAGTCCACCCAACGGACGGCCCAAGGTAGAGCTTTGTCCACTCTCGGAATGTCCCTCCTTGGTCTAGGTCTAATTGAGATGGCATCGCTTCACCTGTGGTCACGGATCATAAGAATTATAGAGTGTGACGACTTCTGCTGCGGAGAGAGCTTTGGTGTAGGTCGTAAACTGAGACATCGCGCCAGCATATGAATCTGCCGCGCTGGCACTAGATGCCATGAAGCAACTGCCGGTGGTTGGGGTGCCGGTTTGTGCAGTGCCGCCGAGCGAGACAGATCGGCCGTTCCCATAGACAGTGTAGGTGCTTGTCCCGTCAAACGTGACGACGAAATGGTTATAGAAACCAGCCGTAAACACCGCTGCTGCCGTCGCAAACAATGATGTTGGACCGTTCTTGATTGCAGCTAGCGCACCAACAGTAGTGGTGTGATCGACCACAAAGCTGATCTTATTTGTTCCATCATCAAGTTGACAAATACGCAGGTCTACTCCGCTGCCGCCTGCCGTTGATGGGCTAGTCATCTTAACCCACGCGGCGATTGACCAAGCCGAAGTCAGAGATGCAATCGGTGCGCTTGGAAGGGTAATGTAGCCCTGCGCGGTGGTGCCGTTACTGAGGCGGGCTTGAGTACAGAGAGGACCAACCGTGCTGCTTATTCCTGATCCTGCGGTGCCATGCAGCGTTCCAACGACATCCTTGACCGATGTCCCGACAACTTGCGTGTCTCGCATCGGCCAACGATGGGTGAGGCTACTTGTTGGACCATCCCAACCAGCACCAGAGTTCCACACAGCGACGTAATCGAAAAATGATGCTGTGCTTGAATTTGCGCCAATATTAAGTGGACTATGGGCAAACTCGGTTGTCGAAAACGCACTTCCAGGAGTCCATGTGATATCAGGCCCCTGTTGCACACGATCAACATAAAATCTCATCACTCCTGTCCCGCCGTTTTTCGCAACCGGGACAACTAAAACGCCGTAAGTATGAAATATGCTGAAATCCATACTTTGAAAAATATTCAAAGGGACGCCAGCGGGGCCGATGTTGTAGTTCCAATCTACTGGAACGTGAGCCGCGTTATCGTAGCTTAAAAACGCCTGGATAAATTTTGTAGAAACCCAACTATCTACCGGATCAATTTCCGCATATGGGTTTGCATTAGGAACTAAACTTTGGCCAGCGACTCGCGTAATATACCAGCCTAAGAAGTCATACAGGCTCCACCCATCCACCTCATTGGTAGTGGTAGATGGAGTAAACTCTAGTTTTACCTCCGCGTAATACCCGTCAGTTCCGGAAAACAGTTGACCGACGGAGCCGGTATTATAAAAACCAGGACCGAAACTGCCTTGGTTCGCGGCAGTTGACAGACCCAATACGTGGGGAGCGAGCGGGTTTACTATCGAACCAGACAAAGTAATTGTCGATGTGGAATTACCTGGGTTTGGCGAATACCACTTAAACCCAGGAGCGAACGTCTTTCCCATATCGATGGTGCTAATCGATAGGAAATCGTCAAAGAACGCTTGATTGGTAAAACCAAAAGCAGTTGCGAATGATGGTGAAGATATTCCGCCGCTGGCCGCTATTGTCCCGCTCGACGTTTGAGCCGCCGTCGCGGATACGTTGTCTGTTACGGTAATTGCGTAGCTAAAGGCAGCAGCAACAGTAGGTGTGCCAGACACCGTACCTGTTGAGGTATTGAGCGTGGTACTGGTGGGCAAACTGCCCGCTGAGACAGAATACGTGTAAGGCCCGGTTCCGCCGCTCGCCACGTTGGTCTGAGAATAGGATACTCCAACCTGCGTCGAACCCGATGGCGTCGCGGCCAGCGATAGCGTTCCGTAGACGTTAATGCCAAGCCCGATATGGTACGTGTTGATGCGGGAAGCTAAATTCGAGGCTTGGGTCGCCGTGAGCCCCTGGGCAACGAATGACGCTGAATGTGTATCAGTAGAAAAGCTGTCAGCCCCAGGTCCAGGATCAGAGGCACGGGCGAACTCGTAGATATTATGAGCCGTCGTAACGGCTACAGTTGATCCCGTTCCGGTTATAGAAGGAGTAATATTTCCGTTGCGATAGATAACCGCTGTCCCGCTGCCTGTGACGGAAGCGACATACATTCCTGCCGTATTAGATAGGGCAGTGTTGCCTGCTGGGGCATAGAGCCCACCCATCTCACCAAATATATCTTCAGTAGGAGAGCTTGCCCAACGACCGCCGATATCTCTTGGCGCGGTTCCGTCGTCGGCTCCCATAGCCAGCATGAAACCGTAAGTCGTTCTCGCGTTTAGGCAGTAATAACCGAACGACCAGCTATTTTGCGAAAAGCCTGTCTTGTTATCAAAACCGTTATCAAGATATCCGGTTGAACCATCGCCGGTGAAACCGTGGTCGGCTGTAAATGTTAATGTTCCATGTTGGATAGAAGTATAGCTTGAACTTTTCCAATTTGTCTTTGCAGTTGTGGAATTATCTGCCGCACGTATCCACAAACCATAAATCAGCGACCACACACCATCAGTAACACAGCCGTCGATCAACGCGGCTATCAGGTTCTTTCTTGGCGTGCCGGGGTCCGCGATGCGACTTAGGAATTGCGTTGCCGCTGCCGAATAAGCACCCTGCTTTGGAACTTCCAGATAAATCTTCTTGCTCATACAGCGCGTCCGTACAGCGTCGTGCCGCCGTCCGTTGTCCACACCGCAACCCAATTTGTTCCAGATGCCGCGAGCGTCACGCCCATAGCGGAAAATGTCGTGCTGTTTGTGCCGTCTCCGACCATCCAGTGAACAGTTGGCCAAGTGATAGTGAACGCCGACCCGTTGACGAGTTGGATTTCAACCTCGCCGTAGGTCCCGCTCGCAGGCCAATTCGAGTAGGCGATTGTGAGATTGCCGCCAACTTGCAATCTCTGTTCTGCTGCAACAGAGGCGTCGAATGTAGACGTACCAGAGGTAACAGTGCCTTTGTCGGTCTGTGGTTTTTTGATAACTGGTAGAGTTGGCTGCCCCGTAAATACTGGCGACGCCGACATTGCAACGGTAGTGCCGGTGCCGGTAATTGTATATTCGCCAATAGCTCCGGCATTGTCATAGAGAACGCGGGTTGTCGTACCGCTTGTGATCGCGGTCGTGCCGATGGTCAGGCCGGTCGATGAACCAGTCGCGGCGGATGTGAGACGACCCTGAGCATCGACGGTGATGTTCGCGTTGGTGTAGGCCCCAGCAGTGACGGCAGTATTGGCAAGGGCAACCGTGCCGGTGCCGGTAATTGGACCGCCCGAAAGTCCAGTACCTGTGGCAACGCTTGTGACCGTTCCACCAGCGGCACCGGAAACGCTTACGTTGGATGCGCTGGTGATGCGCCCCTGAGCATCAACTGTAAATTGGGCGACATGGCTGCTATCGCCGTAAGTAGCGGCAGAAACCGCCGTGTTAGCAAGCGCAACCGTACCAGTTGTATTGATTGGTCCACCAGTAAGGCCAGTGCCCGTGGCTACGAGACTAACCGTACCGCTGCTTCCTGAAGTATACCCCGACAGAACAAGAACTCCGGCATCACTCCAAACAGAGCCAGGTAGTACAGGATCAGTTGTCGGGAGATTATTAAAGATGGTTTGAACCGAATTCCATCCCTCGGCAAAAGTATCTCCGAGAGAAATCCAATTCGTTATATTTGATGCGCGAGGTCCGTAAGTTGGATTTCCTGATCTTGAAAATCCTCCGCCACCATCGCCATAGACATTGTTTATAGAGACTACGTTGGCACCGCCCGCATAATTTGCAAACAACACAGAATTGGTAGGAGGTGGCCCTTGATCTCTAATTGATCCCTCAATAATAACATTGCAGGCACTATCGAAATAAAACCAACCATCGGCGCGCTGATTAGTTAGAACTATACGAATTCCTCTCATGAAATTTGGCCGATTTACAGCCGAAATTTCTACTCCACGCATATCTCCTTCGCAATCGTACCTACTGATGTCCCATCCACCATTCATGGATATGGCTAGGTCGTTAAATCCACCGCCGATATTATCTATCGATCCATTTGATCCAGCACCGAGGTCCAGGGCGGTGGCAAAATTCTGTACAATAATATTTCTGAAGCGTGTGGCGAATGAATTATTGCCTCGTTGATAAATGGCCGTTCCGTACCTCTGGCCAATATGAATTGTCGCGCCGGTCTGTGAAGCAAGCGTCCAAGCATCGGTTAAGACAATGTTCGATCCGTCTGTTCGAGAGGCAATAGTCGTGGTCAACGACCCGATGGCGCAACTGATAATAATTCTTTTCCCAACGTCGCCACTTACGAAAGCAGCGGTAGCGGAGCTAAAGGCTGTAGATGAATGAGTGGCTACGCCATCTCTCGCTCGCAGTGTAGTTGCGCCGGTAGCTTGACCATACCCGTCAAAATCACAATCCGAAATCTCGTAATCTTCATGGTTTTGATTAGCCGTGGGAGAAATCTGAATTGCTTTGTAGCCAGCATGAGCCGAGTCAGCCAGAAAACTACAACCTCTAACCAAAGCCTGTGTCGGAGTTTTCGTACCGCCTCCAACGCCGGTTGTGCCATCGTAAACAAGCCAGCTATCCGGGCAACCACTACCACTGGCACCGTTAAACAGAAATCCCTCAACGCCCGGATGATCGCAGCAGAAGAAACTAAACGCTGTCCCACCGGAAGCCGCCCATAAGATTTGCGGAGATGGTCCATTGTTTTTAGGCCGCCCATCCGAGACTAATCTTACCCCAACCCTGTTGTTGACGTTTATCTGGGCGCTGAGTTTGAGTAAGGTTCCTTGTGGAGCAATCAAATTACTCTCGTCCGGCATAGCATTGAAAGCAGCTTGCAGGGCTGCGGTGGCGTCAGTGGCACCAGAGCAATCCACACCGACTTCGCTCAACACCATTCCACGCTGCGGCCATCGAGCGGCATTGCTTAATGATACCGACCCACCAGTAACGATGCCGGTACCTATGCCGCCAAGGGAAGAACCATTCGCCGCAGCAGTAATACGACCTTGTGCGTCAACAGTTATGTTCGCATTGGTATAATTTGCTGGTGAAACAGCGGTGTTGGCAAGCGCAACGGTGCCAGTTGTGGTTACTGGACCTCCGGTAAGTCCAGTGCCAGTGGCTACGCTGGTGACTGTACCGGAACCAGACGAAGCAAGATTGGCAATCTGCTGCGATGAAAGCCTACGCGAATCAACCGTAGGAATCTGTTCGGTGCCAGTTGCCGTAACGATTGGGGTAAAGGTTGATGGTTTTTCGTCAGCCATTATGGACCTGCTTCAAGCTCCCAATATCCGCTGCCATCTTCTAGCACCCAAAATCCAGAACCATCTTCAAGTTCCCAACGAAAACCAGGCAGCGGCGGCGGAGGAGTAGGGATTATCCCGTATGGAGCCCACTCCCTTGTCCGATCCACCCAAGTTGCAGTAGAAAGCAAAAGACCCCAACTACTCCCCCAACTTTTGACCCAGCTTTTGCCCCAACTACTAGGCACTTAGCCACCTCTAATCGTCTTAGGTGCATTCTGCGGCGCGCTCGCTCCCCA